TTCATCTTTTTCATCACCTAAAGATCCAGCCATTTTTATAATACCTTCGCCCTCTTTAAAACCTGCACGTCCACCTTGTGCCATATCTTCTGGATCATCTAAACCAAATCTTTTTCTGATCTCTTCTTCTGTCTCACCTTTAAATTTTTGATAACCTTTGTCTTTGGATAATTTTATCTGTAAGTTTCTTGTAGCCTCTTTATTTTCTCTACTCAATCTTTCAGCGATCTCTGCCTCTGTCTCTGACTGTTTGCCTCCCATAATCTTGGATCTCGGGTCTATCTCTTTGCCTTCCATGTCCATGATCTTTGCAGATTTTGTAGATTGAATTCCTTCTTGAACTTTTGGTCTAGACTCTATTGCAATGATTGCATTCTCAACTTGGTCAGCATTTTTTAATGACATTGGATCAATACCGTTCTGCATCAGACGTTGCGCAGTGATCTGTGTGTTTAATTCTACAATATCTCTTTTAGGGATTGTCTTGACGATGCCGGTCTCACCTTTAGACTTCATCATCGTTCTAATTACCCATTGTCTAATAGCTGTCAGCATTATTTCTTACCTTTCGGTGGTGCCTTTGGTGGTGGGGGCAAATTTTTGTAGTAATCTCTTAAGGTTTCTCTCTTAACTCTTTTATCTATTTCAATAAAACTTTTACCAGGTTTACCTTTACGCATTCTTGCAGGACCTTCAATGATGTCTGATTTTCTATATCCTCCAACACTTGGACCTCTAGTTTCTATTTTTTTCTTTAATTCTCTGTTTAAAATATTTATGGTATTGGGACCTGGAAAAGTCGGCTTCTTAACAAAAGCTTTTCTCATCTTAGATTTCATGATAGCGCCCATGCCTTTTGTAATTATACCCATATCAATAATAAT